GCCTTAAAGTAGACCTTGTTGATCGCTTCGAGTTCGGTAAATGTTAGGGCCAGGGTGTCCTCCTTTTAGGGGGGGGGCTTTCTTATGCGCCGCCTGCGTTCTGTCGCATGGAGTGAAGCAGGTTCGTGAGGGCGCCTTTTACTCCCCCTTGGCTTTTGTTTGTGGTTAAGTTCCCCGGGTCATCGTTGCCCGGTACGTGGATGTTTGCGGCGGGTCCATCGTCTAAGACGTGCGCCTTCTGCTTGGCTTTGATGCGGGCCAATACTTCCTTTTCCGTGTCGGCCTTGGCCTTCGTTACGGCTTCGTCCAGACGTGCCTGGAATGCCTGCTCGCGGCTTTCCGCTATCATTTCGTGATAAGCGGACATTGGGTTGTGACCGGGGTGGGTGTCGATGTACTGCTTGATTTCTCCGGTCTTCCAGCGGTCGTTGAAGTCCGCGTTCTTCTCTGCGAAGGTCTCGTAGGTCTTCTCGACCGCGCTCTGCCGGGAGTGGGTCTCGGCATTCTGGTTGAGGTCTTTCAGCAGTTCGTGCTTGATCTTGGCCGCAAGGTTGGCCTCGTATCCCTTGGGATCGTTGGCCTGCCATTGGGCAAGCTCGTCTTCGGGCATCGTGGAGGTGTCCTTGTAGGGGAGCTTCTCCTCGCCTTTGTCCGGCTTCGGGGGTGGCTCGACGACTTTGGTCAGGATCTCCATCTGCGCTTCCAGGCGTTCCCTGGTTCTGCGCTCCTCGTCGCGCTCCTTCATGACCTGCTGGAATCTTGGGTGCTTGTCGAATCGGGTGTCATCCCCGTCGTCTGCCTTCCCGCCTTTGTCCGCTTCGCCGGTTTTATCCTCTCCGTCTTTGAGGTCGCCTTTGTCATCGCTCGCTGCGCCTTTATCGTCTGCGCCGGACGGGGTGCCTGCATCGTCGCCTGTATCGATGGTGCTGGTATTGAGCGTGTCATCAGCATTGATGGGACGATCGGAGCCGACGAGTCCTCCGATCTCTCCGGTCTCTGTGGCCGGGAGAGTGCTGTTTAGCGTCTGGCTGTCCTGATTCACTTCCATGTTGTTTTTCCTCCTTCGGGGAATAAAAAAACCCCGCCGGTCAGAGACTGTTCTCTGAAACCGACGGGGCTTTGGTTAGCGTGGTCGATGTCCTTCAAAGGGTGGCCCGGGCCTCTGCCAGAGCGTGCCGATGAAGGCGCTATGTCTTTCTACATATTAATCGTCTCACCTTTTATGTATTTTTCAAGCGCTATTGTTATTCCCTTGAGCGCCCTTATTATTACATAAAAGACCATCTTTGCCTGCGGACTAAGGTCTGGTGGTGTTGACCTGGATGGCATGGTCGTTCTTATAGGCATCGAGTACCTCACGCTTCGCTTTGGTCATGTCTACCTTCTCCGGTCGCTTATATACCGGGGGGGCGCCCTTCTCGTTCTCCATGTACCTGAGCCCCTCCTTCTTCAGGTATCGGTTCAGGTTGCTCCGGGTGGGGTTCTCGGCCAAGGCCCGGACGTGGGGCTTGTCGGAATTCCTGGCCGTGTCGGGATCCAGGAGCGTCTTGGCTGCGTCCCGGATGTGGACCGCGTCGTCGTTGGCCGTGTTGATCCTGCCGATTGAGGGGATGCGCTTGGAGTCGTATCCGCATTTCGGGCATCTCTTGTACCAGACGTGGCTCTCGATGAGTGCGTCCTCCTCGACGTTTCGGCATTTGCGGTTCTGGCATTCAAAGTCTGCGATGATCATTGTAACCTCCCTTGGTTTATCAATGCTTTCTCGACGGGGCTGACTGGCCTGTCGTCCAGATCTGGCCTCGTCCTACCGTATTCCAGGAGGGCGAAACATCCCCAGACGGCATGCGCCAGGTGTAGCTGCCCGGATTCCTTGTCGGTGTCTTCCCCTCGCCAGAATGCCCAAAGGTGGCGCATAATGGCTGCGAAGACCCGCCCCCACTTGATGCCCTTCTCCCAATTCCGGTCGTTGTATTTCTCGGCGCCGTAGGTGTACACGTTGACGAGTTCCTGCAGCGGGCCTGGGGGGACGAGGTCATATCTCAATTTTCCCAGGTCGTCCTTCCTGCCCTGGGGTGGATCAGATTGACAGTTCATGTGTTGTCGCTCTCCTGTTCTGGAAATATCCCAATCGACGAAGGGCCTCGTCGTCACTGAGCCCTCCGTCTACGGTCATGATGCAGAATCGCTCCTGCGTTTCGATTGATGCCCTGATGAGGACCAGGGGGATCGGGTTGTCGGTGGCCTGGGTCATTCCCCTGGTCCCTTCCCTTTCTGGTCGCTGTAGCTCTTGAATTTGTCCTCCCCATCCATGGGCTCTATGCCGATCTTGTGGATCTCGAATTCGGCCCGGGTGCTCTCCTCCGCTTTCCCGTTGGAGGTCTCGCTCTGGTTCTTGGATCGGCTGATCACGACAGCCTCGATCTCCATCCGGACCTTGGTCTTCGCCGGCAGGTCTTCGTACCCGATGTCCAGCTTCTTGAGTTGATCCGCATCGAGGCTAATCGTAAGCGGCCAGACGTAGCTGGTGCTGGGACAGCTTGCGATCGCTCCGTTCTTCTCGCCCTTCTTTGGTGTTACTTTGACGTTTGCCATCTTCATGGGTATGTCCTCCTGTTTATTCTTCGCCCAGGTCGTTATCCAGAGCGCCTTCTTGTTCGTTGTTTGTGGTCAGTCCTGCCTCGTTGTACCCGGCCGGCATTGCTTTCTTGTCCGGTGTCGGGGGCGGTGGCGTGGTGTCGTCCTCCTCCGGGACGATGGCCGGAGTGGTGTCTACGATGGGTGGCCTTGGCGTGGGACCGGGTTGCTGTTTCGGTTTGTCTGCGGGCTTCTCCTGCGGCTTCTTGCCGTCTTTCAGGATGGTCTCCGCTGCTTCCTCGGATCCCGGGACCGAGACGGCTGCTCCGGCTTTCCTGGCCAGGGTGATGTCGTTGACTGTCCGGGCCTCCTCCATGGCGAGCTTCTTGTTGTCAAAGTGGACGCCTGCCATCGATACCCGCTGGCTGACCTTCTCACTCTCGATCTTCGCTTGGATGAGGGTCTTCTCGGCCTCGACGAGTTCGATCTCCTTGGTGGTCTTTTGTGCCTGCGCTGTCTTCGCGGCGGCTTCGGCCTTCTTGACTTCCACTTCCGCCTGCTCTCCTGGGGGTGTCTGCTGCTCAGGTTCGGGCATGCCAGCTATGGCGCGGGCCATCTGCTGGATGAAAACCTGAAAGGGAGGAAGCTGTCCGTCTTCGATTGCCTTGGCGATCTCCTTGGGCTCCATGACGGCGACCTGTCCGAATAGCTGCAGGAGGGGTTCGGGTACGCCCATGGCGCCCAGGTTGGTCATGACCTGGCCGACGGGTCCGGCGTTCATGCGCTCGATGATCTCTTTCCTGCCGTTTACTCCGAGTTCTTTCAGGGTGTACGGCCGGTCTACTACTTGCTGCTTATAAAGGTCTATGGCCTCCTCGCGCTTCTGGACGTTCGATGTGGGGAGGGTGGAGCCAGAAACGACCGTCAGCCTGCAGGGGATGATCATGTCGCTTCCCTTGATCTTCTTGGCGACCTTGATGCCGTTCTCGTCCTCGTAGGAGATGTATCGTTCCTCCGTGTAGAAGTTCTGCACCATCGAGATAAACATGCGGCCGACGTCCCGGGCGAGGCGTCCGTAGCTCCGGGTTTTGCCTCTCATCATGGTCTGGTTGCGTTCCTGGATGATGGCCAGGGCTTTGTATGCGATCACGTCTCCGGTGTTGTTTCCGCCTGCTGATTTCTGGTCCTGTTCGAATGTTCCTGCGACCAAAAAGAACATATCCTTGAAAAGGGCGATTGATGATGCGATGTCGCTGTCGCCCTGGGGGACCGCGAGCCAGCGGATGGCGTTTGCTTCCTCGGCATTGACCGGGTTGATGACGGATGTGTAATTTGTGAAGGCGTCGTTATCCACTCCGGAGGTTAACGGGTTGACGATCTTTTTCCGGATGGCGATGTCCTTCTCCAGGACCAATTGGCTCAGGCTCTTGTTGGTCTCGAAGTTGAGCCACTCGAGTTGTTCCAGGTCCGTGGCTCCCCAGGCGTTGACGGAGTCCTTGATGCTGTTGGCAGCGGAGAATGGGTACTTGTCGAAGAGGTAGGTCATTGCGGCCTTCTCGTCGTCCAGGTCGTCGTTGATGTTGGGGTTGCTGACGTCCTCGAGGACGAGTTCGCCGTTAATGGCGACGACCTTCCGGATGTTCCCCCGGTATTTCGATTTCGTATATTTAACCTTGCCAGGCTCGTCTTTCTTCGCGTCTTTGGCTTCTGCCTTCTTACCCTCCTTGTCCTCGGTTGCGCCGGTGTAATCCTTGCACCAGATCTCACAGACCAGGGCTTCCTCCTCGTTGATCTCCTGGGCGCTTTTCCAGTTGAAGACGTTTCGGGCGATGCCGGCCAGGGTGGTGATCAGGTTCTTGGGCGCCAGCTTGCCGGAGGTTCCTTCGAACTCCCGGCGCTCGTCCTTCAATTCTTTGATGATATCGCTGTCGGGCTTGATCTTGTCGGCGTGCTTCGGGTAGAGGCGCTTCAGATCGCGCACCGATTTTGGGTAAAAGTGGAGGACGGCTGCGGTCTTCTGTAGGTCGCGGGGATTGCGGATGCTTTTGGTCGGGTACCAGCCGAAATGAAAGGGATCCACGTTGATGGTTTCCACTTCGCCCAGGGGCATGTCCTCCGTATTGAAGATCACCTTGTCGATGGTGATCCCGTATGTCTCGCCAATCCGGACGGCGCTCTCGAAGATGTCCTGCTGCTCCTGGTCGGTCCACCAGAAGCTGGCGGATTTCTGGAGGAGTTCGAACGCCTGGTCTTCCTTATCGTCGGCCTGTCCCCCGTCGTCTGTATCGATTAGCTGCGTCACTTCGAAGGTCGGGTCCGAGTCTGTGAGCATGTTGACGGTCCTCTGTACGTGGACGTGGCAGAGGTTGACGCTGACCGTCGGTACTTCGACGTCGCTTTTAAAGTGCTTGTTCCGGACGAGTTCGTGGAAGCGGCACCACTTTACCGGGAGCCCCTGGGCGTTCTTGTCCTCGAGTACCTCGTGGAGGATTTCAAAGACCCTGCTTCCTACTCTCGGGTCTCCTTCGGGGGGGAGTAGCTCGTTATATTCCTCTGTGCTTTTCTCTTTCGCCATGGGGTCTCCTTATCGTGCCATTGCCTGGCGCTGTTCTCGGCGCCGGTCTGATCGTTTATGGTTCTTTCGGTGTAGGGACATTTGGACGCGGTTATATTTCTTCCCGCAGATCTCGCAGGTGAGCAGTTCTTCGTCGTGCTGGTACTCCCAGGCGTGGTCACTATCCTCTCCGTCTCCGGCGGTTCCGTCGGCTGCGTAGTCGTCCTTGTCTTCCAGGGCTGGGTGAATGGCTGCTTCCACTTCTTCCTGGGCTTCCGTGGGCAGGTAGTAGGTTGTCCTGGTCCCTTTGGCTTCTTCTTCGGGTGTGGCGATTTCGAGCCGGTCGGGGAAGGGGAAGGGGCGCCAGCGGCAATGCGGGCAGCGCATCCATTCCCACTCGGCGCTGGGATCAAAGGGTGGCAGGTAGCCATGGTGCTCGTCCTGTGAGAGGAACATGCTCCCCATCATCGGGGGGCGGAGGTCTTCCTTCCTGGCGGTGGCGATCTTCTCTTTGCAGATGCTGCAGTAAACGGCGACGGTGCTCATGTGTTTCTATTCCTCCTCAATTGTCGGGATGCGCTTCTCCGGGTCTACCGGCGCCCTGGTCGCTCTAAGCCATGGGTCTTCCCGGAGCTCGGCTGATGGTGGCATGGGGCGTGTCATAGCCTTCTTCGGTACCAGGGCTGTGATCGTCTGTGGCTTCCCCTGGGTACTCTGCCCCATGTGGAATCCAGCGAATAGAAAGGCCAGGAAGGTGGCCGCGAGGGTGGAAATGATGAGCATTCCGATCAGTAAATCAATCAACGTCATGGTATAGGATCCTTTCTCTTGGGATTTGCCTCTGGTGCTGCAGGTAGTGTTCGGTCTCTTTCCGGACGGCGTCGTCCAGTTCGTTTGTCTGTGGTTTGAGGATCTGGTCGATGTGGGCCTCGGCTGTGGTCTTGAGCTTCTTTTCCTTCCCGTCTGTCCCTGCCATGTCTTCCATCATCTTTCCGATGATCGAGAGGTTATCGACCTGGTCGTCGTGTTCGCCCTTGGGGAAGCGCCTGATTTCGTGTTCCAGGGGCTGCAACCACTCGGGCTGGTCAACTCCTCGCTCGGGGAGGATTACGAGCCCTTGTCTGGCTCTGCCCTGTATTGCCCGGCCGTTCATCATCTTGTCCTTGTTCATGGGGATCGTGTCCTGGATGTTCAGGATGGTCCCCTGTTCGATCATCATCTTCTTCAGGAAGGGTCCGATCGTCCGGATGATCATGTCCTTCTGAATCCCCCATATGAGGGGCTTGTACTTTTTCTGGACGTCGATCATGCGCTGTGCCGTGTCCAGTGAGTCCCAGCGGCCCCTGATTACGTCCAGGACGTAGATTCTGCCCTGCTCCCCTACTCCGACGACCATGATGCTGGTGTAATCGGCGGTCTGCTTCTCGCTTAAAGCGCAATCAATGGACGCATAAATGCGGAGAATCTCCGGCCGGTTCCGGTACCTCGGAAACCAATTAAGCTGGAAATAAGCGTTTTCATTTTCCGGGCTTGGATCGAGCAGGTACTGGCAAGAGAAAATGTACTCTCCGACCGTCGGGTCTTGCCGGAGGGAGTTGAGCTTTTTAAGGTCGAATTGTTCTGGCCATAGGGCCTGCCCGGTCTTGGGATCGATGGCCGGTTTCCGGTATATGGTGTACCCGGTCCCTGGGCGCGACATGTCGCAATGGAGGTCGCCGTCATCGTAGATGGTCCCTGCGATCTGGATGTTCCCTCCCGTCTGCAAGATCGAGGACCGCATGAGGCCGTAGGCGTCTCGGTTCTTGTCCATCTGTGTTCGGGTGGTGCAGGTCTCCGGGGTGACGATGTCGTCGCATCGAATGGTTGGAAAGTGGAGGCCAGTGGGCTGGTTCTCGAGGGACGTTGCGAGGAAAGAGGGCTCCTGGCGTCCATCGTGCTTCGGCATGATGAATTCTTCGTCGGTCCATCTTGGCGCTTCTTTGAGGGGGTTCGCCCATACCAGATCGGGGAAGAGCTCTCGGAGGAGTTGGCCTTTCTCCAAGTGCCATTTGATCGCCCTGGTCTTCTTTGTTGCTCGCTTGAGGGCGTCGCAAACAATGGCGATGGGCTCCGACGGTCGGTTGAGGTAAGCCTGGATTGATCCGCTGATGGTGAAGATTTGTGTCTTGCAATGGCCTCGGGGGAGCAGGTAGAGGCTGAGGTTGATGTCCTTCTGGATCTGCTCGCAGAATTCGGTGTGGACCGGCGATGTGAGCCAGGTGTACCCGAGAACGGCTTTCGCCAAGAAATAGAGGTCATGCTTCGCTATCTCCCTCATCAGCATCCATCGCAGATTTGCGCTCGGCAGTGAATCCAAAGCCTGACAATATCTCTTGAAGTAGGGGTCCCGCCTCATGATCGAGGGTATGCTTATGCTCATGCTTCCCGCCTATGTCTCCTTCGTGATGCAGATTCTCCTGGCGTACCCAGCCGCACTTCCGCTCGAGATAAAACTTCATGGCCTCCAGGTCTCCGCCGTTAGCTTTGTTGTAGAGCTTATTGGCGATCGCGGCGCTTCCTCTCGCACGCCCATGCGCGAGGGCCTGCGTAAATTTCGCATTTTGTCTCTTGTTCTTATAGAAGGTGGTGGTGCTGATATTTAGATAATCGATGATTTCTCGGTCAGTTAGCCCTTGTGCTGCGAGGGCTATCAGTTCCTTTTCGTCGATTTGGACAGGCTTGCGACCTGCGGTGGCCATGGCGTGTTTCGCTCCTTTTTGGCTGTCTTTACCTAAATCCTGGCGCTTTTTTGCCATTCAACAAGCGTTATTTGACGTTTCTCGGGATGGTCTTTTCTGGAGTGGGACCGGGTGGCGGTGGAATTTATTACGCCTGCAACTTCCTGAATTGATGCGTCAATTAAAGAAAGTGTGATTTATTTCACTATTCCTTGTAAGAATAGCTTGCATAGCTTTCATTCGCAAGCTATAACGGGGCTGTCTTACGGTTTTGTTTATCAATTCAATTACTTAATGGAGGTGTGGCGATGGCTAACAATGAAGAACTTCCCGACGATCTAAATCCGGAACTCATGTTTCAATTAACGCACAGGGAACTTCTGCTTCAGGCGCTGCGGGGCGAGATTGATCTCCTCGCCCTCGCCCGGAGGGAAATGGCGGATCGTGGGTTGGGCAAAAATGGGGAGTGGGTTGGTTTCAAAAAGGCGGATAAAATTTGGGAGGTGGTGCGGTAATGGAAAAGGTTAAAAAGGACGACCTGGGTATTTTGTTCGTGCGGGACGTGGACCGTCGGCTCATGACGGAATTTCGGACGGTCTGCCTCCTGCAGGGCGTTTCGAAGCGTGAGGCGGTCGAGGATGCGCTCCGGTCTTATATCAATGCGAAGGCTCCGTGGAGCCAGAAGGAGGGCAAATAATGTTCTACGTAATGTGCCAGGTGTCTGGTGGGGTGACGGGTACTCGTCAGGGATTGCTTAAAGGCGAAAATGGTCAGGTTGTTGAATTCGAGACCCGGGACGCTG